ATGACTTCGAAAACCACTGTGGTCACCGTGACCTACGGCGATCGACTGTCCTACCTGCAGCAGATGATCGAGCGGGCGCTGTCCTTCGCCGAAATCAGCGACGTGCTGGTGGTGAGCAATGCCTCATCCGCGCCCCTGCATCGATTGCTCGAACGCTGGCCGGGCCGGGTCAGGCTGATCGAGTTGCAACAGAACACCGGTTCGGCGAACGGCTATGCCGTGGCGCTCGAAGCTGCGCTGACCGGTGGAGCCGATTACATCTGGATGATGGATGACGACAACGCACCGACGGCCGCCGCGGTTTCCATCCTGCACCGCGAGCTGGCGCGCCTCACCGGCCTGCTCGGGCCGGACCGTGCCGCCGTGCTGGGGTATCGGGCGACGCAGCAGGCCGATATCGCCGCAGGTGTGCCACCCCGCTACATTCGCCAGCCGCGTTCGAGCTACTTCGGCTTCCACGTCGCCCAACTGCCCTACAAGATCTGGCGCCGCCTCCCGTGGGCCAGGAAGTCCGGCAAGCGACCGGCGAGCATCAGCCTGCCGTTCGCTCCCTATGGCGGCATGCTGGCGCATCGCAGCCTGTACCAGCGGATCGGTTTGCCGCGCAAGGATCTGGTGCTGTACGTCGACGACACGGAATACACCCGGCGCATCACCGCCAGCGGCGGCCGGCTGTTTCTCTTCACCGATGCGGTGATCGACGAACTCGAGCAGTCCTGGAACATCAAGGCCCGCACGCGCAACATCTACGAAACCTTCCTCCTGGGCGAGTCGGACTTCCGCGCCTATTACGCGGCGCGCAACCAGGCCTGGTTCGACAAGAACGTCTGGGCCGCTTCACCCCGCCTGCTTCGCCTCAACCGTATGATTTTCCTCATGTTGTTGCGCCTGTTCGCGCGGCTGCGCAACACCGGCGATCGCCTGGCACTCCTCGAGCAGGCAATCCGGGACGGGGAGAACGGCGCGCTGGGCATGAGCAAGTCCTTTCCATTGCGTTGACCTCCTCGGCGACGCACCGCTCCGGCTTATCGAGGGCACTCTTCATGGACGTCGCATCGGTTCAGCGTGACGCAAACAACTTCGACTTTCTGCGGTTCTTCGCCGCTTCGGCTGTCGTCATCGGCCATTGCTACTGGCTGTCCGGGGCCGGCACTGCCGAACCCGTGCGATTGTTCACCGGATCGATGGACATGGCCGATATCGCCGTGAACCTGTTCTTCGTGATGAGCGGCTTCCTGATCGCCGCCTCATGGATGAACAGTCGCAGCGTGCTGGATTTCGCCGCCAAACGCGCACTGCGAATATTTCCGGCGCTCTGTGTCTCGGTATTGTTCACGGTGCTGGTGGTCGGGCCGCTGGCGACCGGACTGCCGCTGAAGGATTACCTGTCCAGCAGCGAGACCCTGCGCTACCTGGGCAACATGGCGCTGATCACGCACTTCCATCTCCCCGGGGTGTTCACCGGAAACCCCTTCCCCGATACCGTCAACGGGTCGGTCTGGACCTTGCCCTACGAAGTGCTGATGTACGCCACCGTGCTGGCACTGGGTCTGCTCAGGCTCTTCGGGCGCATCGCCGTGCTTGTGGTGCCGATGTCGCTGCTCATCATCCATTTCCATCTGGCGCCGGCGCTGGGCCTGGAAAGCGACATCCTGCGCAAATCGACCCGGCTGGGGATGTTCTTCTTCTTCGGCTCGGCCTTGTACCTGTATCGCCGCGAGCTGCCCTGGAACTGGAAAATAGCCCTGAGCTTGCTCGCGCTGACACTGCTCAGCGCCAGGACGGAACTATGGTTCTACATCCACGTGCTGACGCTGCCTTACCTGACCATCTATCTGGCCCACCTGCGCATTCCGCGGCTGTCCGGCTTCGGCAAGTACGGCGACTTTTCCTACGGCATCTATATCTTCAGCTTCCCGATCCAGCAGTTGCTGATGCACTGGCTCGGCCCGCAACTCTCGCTGGGTGCGTTCATGGCGATCAGCCTGTCGGCGAGCATCGCCATCGCGGCGTTGTCCTGGCACTTCATCGAATCCCCCGCCCTGCAGCTGAAACGCTATCTGCCCCGTACACGCAAGCACCTCGCGCGCACGGATTTCAGCCCTGCGCCCTGACGACGCACGGATAGATCGAAAAACCGCGATTCGCTGTATACTCCCGCGCCTTTTTTATACACGACGTCCTGGGAGTGTCGATGAGCAAAGCGCCAACTGTCGGATTTGTGAGCCTGGGTTGCCCATAGCGCACATTATCTAAACTCAAATCGCAGACACAAAAAAAGGCCCGGCACCGCAGGGAATCCCCTACGGCGCCGGGCCTTTCTTTAGGCAGTCGATACCACTGATCGGCCATGACTCGATAAGCTGAGCAGCGGCCTTATACTGTATATAAATACAGCAATAGTGAGCCGCCATGTATTTCCACGTTACCCCACTCCGCGAGCGCGGCAGGCCTCGCGACAAAAAGGAGCTGCATGCCGCGAAGCCAGTCGCCGGCGACTTGCGCATAGAGCACCAGCCTACAAACGAGCTTGGCCGACCGGCCCGGGTTGCGTTCATCAATACGGGAGGGCCTGACGACGGCCCCTTGGGGAGGTTGTTCGACGCCGAGGTGCACTCTATGGCGCCGAACGGGTTTGTCGTAACCGGTGTCGAGCTGATCGATGGCGTCGCGTATGGGCAATCCTGGCTCTGCCGCGAGCGTTAGCGGCACGCCTCATTCGCCGCAAGCAGTTCACGCTCATATCCGATCCTCTGCCGCCGCTCCGCCAGCAGCGCCCTGACTTTCAACTCCAGGCTGTCGCCCTTCTGCAGCCCTTCTGCGGCCCAAGGCGGCACTGCCACCTCATCAGCCCGGCACGGAACCACCACCGGCACCTCTACGCGCACAATGCGAGGCTCAGGCTCAAACGCCTGGCCAGCGCATCCCGCCAGCGCAACGACCACCCCCACCAGCGCCATCCGCTTCATAGCCCCAGATCCTTATTGATGATCGACTCTGCAGCCCCGCATGCATCGCCCCCGGTCCTTTCCTGCTGCAGCCGATTGGCGGCCTGGTAGTCCTGCTGTGCTTCCTCGCGCGCGGCGGCTTGGGCTTGCTTCGCTATTTCCTGCCGCTGATCGGCCAGAGCGCGCAGATCGGCGAGCGTCGCGTTCTGTTCGCTTACCTGCACCAGTAGGTTGCCCCGAGTCTCCCGGCAGGCCGAGAGCTTCCCGAAGGTATCTGTCGAGGCCGCGCGCTCGGTCTTCAACTCATCCTGCAAGCCGGAGACACGAAACTGCTGCGCGCCAGCGATCACCGCCAGCGCGATCAGCCACCAGAGCCATGACGGGATCAGCTTCAGCCAGGCGCTCATTTCCGGCCACCGTGCTCTAGGCTGAAGTGGTTGCCGTCGTTGAACCGGCCGCCCCAGCTGCCGCCAAGGCTTTCCCAGTATTCGCCGAGGGGCGCGTAGTCTTCGCTGCGCGTCAGATACTGGCCATCCTTGAACAGGTTGAAGTCCACAGCCAGCCGCTCCTTGTGCAGCGATCCGGCCGAGCTGTAGGACTTCTTCTCGCCAACCGCACCGTGCACACGCGGGTCACGGTAGGCATCGCCGAAGGTCAGTTCGTAGCCCTCCTGATAGGCGTACTCGATCAGCAGGCCGACCAGGCGAGTAAAGCGGCGTTGCTTCTGTCCGAGCGTTTCGGTCATGGTTGCCTCCACAAAACAAAAAGCCCGCACAAGGCGGGCCGGGGGGTTTATCAATGGTCAAAGCGAGTGTTCAGGCGTTTGCAGCCGGGTGGGCGGCTCAGGCGATCCGGGATGCGATACCTACCGAGCTTGATTTCACGCACGCAGAGCTGGGGCCCAAAGACAGAGCGGCAGCGCTGCAGGAGCTGGAGCGAATCGCCAACCAGCTGCTGGCAGAGGCCATGCGGCTGGAAGCGCTTTAGAGATGCCGCTCGGTTACTGAGACGGAATGCACCCAGCTGATTCGATGACCGCCGGCAACTCAGCTTCAAGCCTGTCGTAGGCCTGGTTGATGCCGAGGTAGGCACCGCCCAAGGTGCAGATCAGTCCGAAGACGAATAGGCCTACCAAGCGGGTTATTTTCGTTCGCATGTCGCAGTCCTTTGCGGGTGATGGTGGTCGCATACTGCCGCAGGCGCCGGCAAACGACCGGCAGCAACGCACAGTCTGATCACACATCCACATCAAAATGTGGCAGCTCCGGCGCTGGGCCGGTGATCGTGCCGTCCGCGATGTAGGCCTTGCTGCTTACCGGCACGTCGATGCCGCGCACGGTGATGCGGGTGCCGGTGCGCAGCTCCACCTCACTGAGGCCTGAGATGGTATCGATGCTGCGCACCGTGGCGACGGTGCGCACACCGCCGGGCAACAGGCCGATGAAGCGCTTCCAGGGGTTTGTCGTCGCCATCAGTGGTGCCGCTCCAGTTTGATCTGCTGTTTCACCCGCACCGCGCCGGTGCCCTCGGCGCTGATATCCACCGCCAGGCACAACCCCACCCAGGCGCCGGAAGACTCCGGCACGCGGCAAAGCTGCGCCGGCAGCACCAGGCCCACGCCGTGGTCATCGTTCACCGGGAACAGCGGGATGGTGAAGCTGACGATCTCAATGTTGCCGCCCTTGCTGAGCTCGTGAATGCCACGCGCCTGGTTGGCCGGCTGGTCTGTCAGCCAGTCCTCGAACACGTCCGGCGCCGGGTTGTCGCCAGCAGTGCCCGCGCGGCGGACGAGCATGCTCACGCCGTGCGAGGTGCCCGAGGTGTAACAGGCGTTCCAGGCTGGTTGCGGCGTCCACTCGCCGCCCAGCTCGGTCATCATCGCGGGCGGGATGATGCGGCTGATGGGCGTGTCCACCTCATCCCACGCCCAGGGCGGCGCCGGGTACCGTGGCACCACCTCAAGCGCATCCGCATCGCGCTCAGGACGCACCACCCCGCCTACGGTTTCGGCGAGCCGGGCGATCACCTGCATGGCGGTCTGGCCCTGATAGCTGAAGGCACCGGCCGGCAGCGTCCAGTCTGTTGCCTGCCAGCTGAGTGCGAACCCCGTGTTCAGCAGTTCGGCTTCCGCCGCCTGGGCAGCGTTGATCGGGGCGTTGTTCAGGTTGGTGCGCAGCGGCGCATAGGGCGCGGCCAGCAGCTGCGGCCGAGTGGCACCGCTGATGCTGTACGCCTCGGTCGGGAAGCGCAGCTGCCGGCTGTAGCGCTCGACCAGCAGCACCCACACCCAGCCGTTGATATCCAGCTCGACCGTCTTGGCACCTTCGGCGTTAGGGCGTACCAGGTCGAGGGCGGCCTGGGTGAAAATGTCGGCGCTGAAAGACCAGCTGAACGAGTCCGCATCCAGCGCCACCCGCACGTTTTTTGCCTCGATGGGCGTGCGGCTGGGCAGCACCACCAGGTTGACGGTGTTGGCGATCATGTAGGTATCCAGTATGTCGGGGTCGGGTGGCGGCTCCGGCAGGGGTTTCACTGGGCCGGGGTAATCCACATAGGGCATGTCGGTCAGCGCGCCATTGACCTGGCGCGCCCTGCCCCAAGGCAAGCGCGCGCTGAGGTTGAGCCGGCGAGCCGAATCCCAGCGCACCCGCGCCGGGCGCATGTCGGTCGGCTGGATGGCCGGCGTGGCAGGCACGTAACGAAAGTCGAAAAACACCTGCGGCGACGTGCTCGGGAAATACGGCCTGCCGCCGAACTCAAACACCAGCGCCCCGCTGCCGGGAATGTAGAGACTGTCCTGCAGGGCGGTGGCGGCGTTATAGCGTGGGCCGAACTCATTGACGCGCCGATGGCCAGCGGCGACAGCCGCATCCTTGCGGGCCGGCTTTGGGTTGTAGATCAGCCGCAGGCGCACATCGACAGCGCGATGGCTGTGATCCCAGCCCGACGAAAGCCCGAGATCCTTGGCCGGCACCCACGCCCAGGGTACTGCATCGGCACTGCGATCTTGCGCACGCGCCGGCTGCCAAGCGGCTGCCGTGCCGAGGTCCCGCGCCGGTACCCAACTCCAGGGTACGACTGCTGATCGGTGATCAGCTGGCCCAGCAATCCGCCAACGTGCCGAGCCGGCACGGTCCAGGGCCTGCAGGGCATCCCATGGCAAGGCCGTTGCGCGCCGATCCGCCCGCGCAGCACGCCGCCAGCCGCCGCTGATGGATACGCTCAGCATCAGATCACCTCAACAGGTACGGGGCCATGGGCGATTGGTTGGAAGTAGCGCCGAGCAACCGCACGCGCGGTGCCCAGCGGGCGAGACGGGTTCTCGCCGACCGCAGCCCACCATTCAGGCTCGGCCGAGGGCAGCAGGCCGGCTTCGGTGATTTCGTACAGCCAGCCGGCATACTGAGTCGGGCGGATGCGTTGGCCGACCTGCACCGCAAGGTCGGGCACAAACACCACGCCATAGTCATCCACGCCAATGGCATAGACGTCACCGCCCACAACCCGCACGTCAATGTTCCCGCTACCGTCCGGTGTTGGGCCGTGACCGGCCAGGCGCCACTCACCATCAGCTGGCCTCTCGATGAGTACAACTTCGCGATTGGCTGGCAGACGCTCGACGCGGACGAGGCCCGACACCTGGCCGGGGTCGCCCTGCTGGCCACCGCCACCCTCGCCGCTGGTGATGTCGAACGTGTATGTACCGGATTCATTGAATGCCATGTAGACAGCACGTGTTCGCTGAGGAGGCGCATCGTCATGACCGGCTACCAGCCATTCACCCTGCACCAGCAGTTCCGCGAGATCAATGCTCTGTACAGCAGTGATCTCGCCCTCCTCGGCCTGGAAAACCGCTTCTAGCTTCGATACCGAAAGCCACCCTCTATACAACCGGATTAGCTTGGAACCCCGCGTGACCTCTCCGTCCCGCAGTAGCCGGAACTGGATATCCGCGCGTGGACGCCCGATATATGCAGGCACGACTGTCCGGTAAGAAATTGCGGCAATGGTCATCACCAGAACTCCGGATTTGTAGTGAGCAGCATTGACATAACCGAAACGGAGTAGGACCTCCCAACCAAGTACGCATGCCCGTCATCCAGCTCAAAGATAGTGTTCATCGTGCGCGTGGTTAATGCCGGACCACCGAGTGCCTGCGCAACGGAACTGTTGTAGGCGGACATAAAGCGCGGATCTACAGCTAAGCCCCGAAGCTTTCGCACCACGCCGTTAGCAATCCAATAGACCGGCGACAGGCTCACATCAGGGAACACCACGCCGGTCGGGAACGCATTGAAATCTGAAGAGCTTGCGGGAGAGGCACCTGGCATAGCGACCCCGATTGATGAGGTATCAACCAGCAGCCCGGTGTCGGGGAATTTCAAAGCAGTGAATCCAGCTGCGTTGAATCCCACAGTTGGACCGCTGGATGAGTTGCTTGTAGTGTTCACGCCTCCGACACTGATCAGGTCACCAGAAGAATCCTCACCAACATAAAGAGTGTGGTTTGCTTCGTAAGTGCTGCCCTCGCTACCAGTAACCTCAAATGGCTGCGCCCGATTGCTTCCGCTTAACGAAACTACGAACGTCTTCGCATCTGCAACTAACGCCCAAGTACTTGACGCTGCGTATGCAACAAATGAGCGAACGGAGAACCGTTGAGGCACAGAATTGCTTGCAGCTGTGCCGGATTTAACTCCATCACCAAGAAGGCGCCCTCCCGCATCGACACCGGCATATGTCGAGGAAAGCCATACTGTTACCAGGGAAATCGAGCTCTCACGCTGAAAGCACACATACCCACTACCACTACCGGGCCGCAAAACTAGGGCATTGTCCGCCTCGTAAACGAGATCCCAGCCTGCGGCTGGGATCGTCCCATATCCGCTAACCAGGCAAGCCTTAAGAATCGTCTTGAAAGCTTCAAAATGTGCCGGGCTCGAAGCAGCCGAGACGTAAGCCAAAGCCGGCGCCCCCGGCTGATCCCTGTGATATACGGTAGCCATTAGTCCGCATCCCCCCTTACCAAAAGCTCGAACTTGTCATCGTCCACCGTGCCCTGCCCGCTGATCACGGTACGGATTGCCCACATCGGGCCCAGGGCCGAGTCGGTGTTGAAGCGCACCGCGTTGCCCGCGGCCCAACCGCTGCCCCAGCCGTCTCGCCGAATCGTGAAATACGGCTCGCCGGTCAGGGCGTTGATGGGCGCGCAGTCGGTGCTGGTATTGCCTGTGGCGATCACACCCAGTTGCTCTTCCACCACGTTGAAGGCCGAGGCGCTGGTGAACACCAGCGCCCACTTACCCGAGATGCCGCCGGCGTTGGTGATGATCGGCGGGTAGCTCAGGCTGTTGTATTGCGCCGTGGTGGTGTTGCCCTGGGGCGCATCCGTCCAGTTGGGTGCGCCCTGGCTCCAGGTCTGCTGGGTAAACCATGTATGAATCCGTGATTGCAGATCGCCCCATGCCACCGCGCTGGAGACTTGAGCCTCCCCTGCCGGCAGATCCCAGGGCAGCGGCGAGCTGATGCCCAGCTCGCCGGTGATCTGCACCTCGGTCACCAGCGCCATGTGCTCTACCCGGTCACGCACGATCAGCGGGAGGCCCACCGGGTTGCCCTCGGCGTCCTGCAACACCAGCGGGTTTGCCCAGGTCACGGTGCCGTTTTCACGATCAGCGCTGTACGACTCGGCGCGCAACACCGTGCCAGCTCCATCAACAACTTCGATTTCCGCCTGTTGCGCGCGGTCGAGCTGGAGCGTGCCGCCCGCTGTCGGCGAGGCCACTAGCGTCTCTGCGGTGTGATGGATAACCACCACATCGCCGTCGCGGTAGATGGGCACCCGGCCATCGGCCGGCAGGCGCACCGGATCGAGGCCCAGCAAGCCGGCATCCAGTGGCAGGCGGGTTTGGACCACGGCGTTGTAGCGCAGCAGCAGCGGGATAACGGGCACGTCGCTGGCTCCCGACTCGTCGGCCGGGTTCGAGGTAAAGCGCAGGCGCGCAATACCGGTGGCCGCATCGACGGTACCGTGCACGATGCCGCTGCTGAACTCGCCATTGAGGTTCGAGGTAGCAGTGACGATTGCTGCGGTATCCGTGCGCACCACCGTGACCTGCATGCTGGCCGCCCGCAGCGGCGCGCCCGGCGTGCGAAACGTCGCGCCAGTAACGCTGAACCCTGCAGAGGCCGTCAGGCAGGCCAGCAGCGTGACGGCGCCCGTGGCGTTGCCGGTGTAGCTGTTGAGCGTGGCAATGCCTGAAACATAGTCAACGCTGCCCACGGCGGTGCCGCCGTTGGTGTTGCTGGCTACGTCCCGATACAGAATGCCGCTGCGGTCGGTGTACAGCGAGCCGCTCCAGCTGAACAGCAGCGAACCCGGCACGATGGCCTCAGCCACGCCGGGCAGCAGCTCGACGGTGATGGCCGGCTGGGGCTGGTTGCTGGTTTGCGGCTCGGCAACTACCCCTGCTGGCTGCGCCGCAACCGATACGGTGCCGGCGAACTGCTCACGCACCTGCACCGGCGTGGTGACCAACACAGGTTCGGTGACACGGCCCAGCACGCCCTGGCGTGAGGCGTTGCTGTAGGTGTATTCCACGTAGTCATACAGCTGTGCGACCTGCAGCGTTACCTGGCCGGTGCTGTAGTTGATGGTACCGGCACGCCCACCCTGCCAGCCGCCGTTTCCGTTGTCGTTGGCGCTGTTGGCCAAGTCACGCAGCCCGTCGTAGATGGGCAGCGCATTACCGCTCTCGATCACCTGCCAGTTGATGGCGGGCGCTGCCTGGCGGCGGGTGGTCATCCAGTCCACGCGCACGGAGCCGGGCTTGAGCGGCGCACCGGGAATGTTGAAGGTCGCCATGCCGCTGCCATCACTGGAAACGGCCAGCGCTTCGCCCTCAACTGCGCCCTGCTGGTAGCTATAGGTGATGCCGCCGGATGGCGTTGCCGCCAGCACCATCACGATTTCACCCGTGGCATAGGCAATGGTGCCCGTGCCGCCGCTGCCGCTGAGCACGCCCTGGCCGTTGTCGGTCAAGGTGCGTTCGGTACCGGCAGTAAAGGTAACGGTTACCGAGCCCGGCAGCACGCCGCCACCTGGCAGGGTGTGGCGCACTTCCAGCTTGGGTACCACGCTGCCACCGGCGCGCTGGCTGATGGCGTTGTCCGCCGAGCTGACGTAGCTGTAGATCAGCGAGCTGCCCACGTCGGGCAGCGCGTTGAGGGTGAGCGACACCGAGCCTGTGGCCAGGCTGATGGTGCCCGCGCCTTCGCCAGTCAGCAGGCCGTCGCCCATGTCCCGCAGCTCGTACCACTTGCCCAGCGCCATGTAGCTGACGGACAGCGTGCCGGCACGCGGAATGGCGTCGGCCAGGTTCAGCGTGTACACGTAGCCACGGTTGCCCAGGCTGATCTCCAGCTCGCCGGTGATGGTATCGCCGGTTGCCGCCGCGCCCGGGCGGTAGCTACCGGTGGCCGAGCCGGCCCAGCTGGTACCGGTGCGCACCAGGGTCACCTCGCCCGTCTGGTAGTCCACACGCCCCGAGCTGATCCAGTTGCTACCGGACACAAAGCGCAAGCCGCCCTTGTTGTCGTCGGCGAAGGTGCCACCGTTGGCGGTGATGCTCAGCGTTCCCGGCGCACAGCCGGTCCCCAGAAAGGTGCGCGACTCGCCCGCCACCGCACCGGCGGCAACGGTCAGGTTCACCGATCGAGCCGGCCCGGCCGGCAGGTAGAGCTGCCGCTGGTAACCGCCCAGCACGTCGACCAGCGCCGATTCCTTGGTGGTGCTGGGCACCAGCTGGCTATATACCGATTGCACGCGCAGGTTGAGCGAGCCGGCCGCAATGGCCTCGGCCAGCGGGCTGATGCCGTAGTAGCGGGCCGCGTCCGCTACCTGGGTGCTGAGCACCCGCGCCTTCGCCTTGCCATCCAGGGCGGTAGCCGAGGTGCCGGCGGGCGTGACCTGGCCGCCTGGGTATTCATTGAGCAGCGGCGCGCTGATGGAGAGATCCAGCCGACGGCGGGTGAAGTTCACGAAGTTGCCGTTGCCGTAGTCGTAGGTGAACTGCTCCAGGCTGGCGTCCACACCGGTCAGGCGCACGTACTGCGAGGCGGTAGCGGTCACCAGCTGGTACACGTCGCCGATCTCCGGCACGCGCTGTTCCTCGCGCTGCACGCAAGCGATCGCACGCTGCCCGGCCAGCTGGGTACCCAGCAGATCGAACTGCGCAGTCGTGGCCGCCGCGACGTAGCTCTCGATGGCATTGCGGGCGTCGCGGCGCTCATCGGTCTGGCTGCCGGTGTTGAACAGCAGCACGCTGACGCGCGGGTCCGCCGGCGCCTTGGTGACGATGGCATGTGCGCCCAGGTAGGCATCGGCGTTCTGCGTCATCGGCCCGCCGTACAGTTTGCGCAGGTTGATGCGGCCGGTGGTGCGGTCCAGTCGGCTGATGTCGGGGAATACGTTGTTGACCTCGCCGGATACCACGGCATTGCCGGTGGCACGACCACCGCCGTCGTCTTCATCGGTCAGGCGCTGGCTCTTGAGCAGCTTCACATCGGTGACGTTGATCGTCATGCCATGAATCTCCAGGCAACAAAAAGCCCGCACGGGGCGGGCTGGTCAGGGTTCGGGATCTGGTTGGGGTTCAGGGTCGGGCGGCGGGGCCACGGTGATCAGCCGCAGGGTCAGCTCGTGCAGCCAGTCGGGCGACGGGGCTACCCGGCGGAACAGGGGCGCGGCCTGCACAGCAGGGCCAGCGACGCGGTTCCAGGTCACGTGATGCGTGGCGCCGGTCGGCAGGGTCAGCAACATTACCCGCCCCGCCGCTGCCGCCAGCGCCTCCAGTTCGCGCACCTTGGCCAGGGTGAACCAGGCACCGCCGTTGCTGCTGAGGGTGATCGGGCGCCCGTAAAGCTTCACGCCTTCTTGGATGATCAGCGCCCCGCTCAGGCTGCGCTCCTGTTCCTGCTCGACCGGGTCCCATTCCCATTCATCTATCCACTGCAGCTGGTCGCCGCCCAGGTCGGGATCGTCCGCCAGGTCCACGCTATCCAGGGTCAACGCCATTACAGACTCCTCAGCCCGGCGCTTTCGAGAACGCCGAGCAGCTTGGTTTCGTCGGCCTCACTGCGCACAGCCACGTCGACGGCTTGCCGGCCCGGCACCTCCAGGCGGATCACTTTGCCGGGTGCCTGGGCTTGCTGCGGCGCAGCACCTTGCGGCTGTTGCTGGGCGTCGATGCGCTTCTGCTGCTCTTCCCGCTGGCGTTGTTGCGCTGTTTCGGACTCGATCTGCCGAAGCATGCCAAGGGCCCGCGCGGCGTTGGCCACCGCCTGGCTGTCACCCTGGGCATTGGCCTCCGCCAGCTGCGCCTCCAGCTCTCGCCGACGGCTGGCAAAACGACGACGCTCGATGTCCTCGGTACGCCCTTGCAGGTTGTCCAGCTCGTCCTGCAAACCCTCCAGCGTGGAACGGGTGGAGTTGGCCATCTGCTCCATGCGTTGGTTTGCCGCCTCGATAGCGGAGCTCAGGCCAGACAGATCGGACTCATCGAGCAGGCTCATCGCACTGCGCATGCTCGTTGCCCGGCGCACAAACCGCTGCGCACTGATGCTGCCGCGCTCATAGTCATCCATCAGCGATTGAAGGGCAGATTTCTGGCTGAGAAATGCCTGTTGAGTTTTCAGGCTGTCGCGCTGGGTTTCATTGGCCCACTTGGTCAGCGAGCCTGACGACGACCGCAGCACCGCATACTCGACTTCCTCCAGTGCTTTGCTCACCTGCTCCAGGCTGCGCCGGGTTGCGTCGAGGCCGCTGGTGTCGATACTTGGCGCCGCAGTGCTAATGCCGCGCAACCGGTCAAAGGCCTCCAGCGCTGCACGACTCAGCGCCGACACTCCACCACGCGCGGTGCCCATCACGGCATCAACGAAGCCACCCATGGCAGCCACGCCGCTTTGCGCATCACTGGACTGCTTGCGCTGCAACTCCATTGCCTCGCCACTGGCCCGCCGCTCTTCTTCCATGCGTTTGCCGGATTCGCGGCGCAGATCTTCGCTGGTCTTGATGGCTTCCTTGTCAGCGGCGTTCTTCTTCGCCTGCGCCGCAGCACCATCGTCGATAGCGCCCTTCAGCTCACGCTGCCGATCAGCAGCTTTCTTCAGCTCCTCGTTGTACTGGGCAGCGGTGATCTGCCCATCGCCGTAGAGCTTCTTCAGCGCCGTGCGGATGTTGTTGATGTCAACGTCGGTCTTTGCATTGCTGATAGCCGCCTGGACCTTGGAGAGGTCACCCAGCTTGTCTTCCAGATCGGAGACGAACCCAGCGGCACCACCGGCAGCAGCCCCCAGCTCTTTGAGCCGCGCTTGAACGATCGCCATACCGCTGGCGAACTGCTGCTGGCTCAGGTCGCCGCGCTGGTAGGCCTTGTACATCTCCTCGCCCAACTGCTTGAGCTGGGCGGCACCCTCGGCCGCATCGATCTGTGCGAGCGCGTTGTTCATGTCCGTGACGCGCTGGACGATGTGCTCGAACTGGTCGTCGACCTCTTGCTTGACCGCAGCGGTTTGCTCGGCGGCCTTGGTTTTCACCGTTTCGGTGGTCGTGGTCCAGGCGGCGGCAATGTCTTTGCCGTCCTGCTCGACCTGCTCCCTGAAGCCATCGGTCAGCCCGTCGAGCACGCCACGCGCATCGGCAACCGCAGCACGAAGCTTTTCGCCGCCGAGCATGTTCGGCAGGTACTCCGCAACCTTGCCAACCGCACCAAGGATGTCGCTCATCTTGCCGATGATGAGCGCGGCGAATCCAGACAGGCCCGCCGTCAGGCCGTTGAACAACGTGCGGAGCGGCGCGACAAACAGCTGGACACGCTGGGCAGCAGCATCAAGATGGCTACCGAAGCTGTTCAGCCAGTTGCTGCTGTCGGTGGTCAGCTTGGCGAAGTCGACCGTCAGCAGCTTTGATGCGAAGTTTTCGACCCACTGCGCGCCTTGGATGAAGGCGTTGCTCAGCGAGGTGGCCAGCGCATCGAGCCGGCCATCCCTGTCCATCTGGTCGATGGTTTCAGCCAACTCCATCAGCCGGCCCTTCACATGCTCCAGCGCGCCGGCGTTGGCGATGCGGTTGTAGAAATCGGTGGCGGTATCGGCCAGGTTGGACATGATGCCGCTGAGCCGGCCCATATTGGCCGCCGCAGCACCATCCGCGCTTTTCCCGATCTCGGCCACCAGCTGCTTGATGACGTCGCGCCCCAACTTGCCCTTGCTGGCCAGATCCTGAAGCTCAGCAGCATTCTTGCCGGTGACGTCCGCGAGCATCTGCCAGACCGGCACGCCACGCTCGACCAGCTGCAGGATCTCCTCGGTCTGCAGCTTCTCCTTCGCCCATGCCTGGCCAACAGCAGAGACGATGCCATTCAGCCGCTCCATGCCGCCGCCAAGCTGTTCGTTCTTGTCGACCAGCGCCTGCAAGGAACCGTCCATGGGGTCTAGCCCGTAGGACTTGAGCAACGCGAAGGACTCGGTAACCTCCTGCAGGCCGAGAGGCGTGTCCTTGGCGAACTGCTTGATCCACTCGGTCGCCTGCTCACCGGCGGCCAAGCTGCCCATCAGCGAGGCCATGCGCGTGTCGAGCCCTTCGAACTCGTCGCCGGTTTTCAGCATCGCGAAGATGCCGTCCTTCACCACCGAAACGCCCGCAGCCAGACCCTGTAGCGCCTTCTGCACCAGGTAGATTGTGACCAGCCATTTGCCGAATTGAACTGCGGCATCAGTGGCCCCAACCCTGACGGCACTTAACGCCGATGAATGCTCAGCAGCAGCGCGCGCGGACGCATTCTGTTCGCGCTGTGCAGCCTTGAGTTCTTGATTATTCTCTTCAAGCGCGGCCTGGGCGTTGTGTACCTCCCCGGCCAGGCGCTTCTCTTCATCGGCCAGGTTGTCGGTATCGATGCCAGCAGCTCGCGCAGCTTTCTGTTGATCCGACAATTCGGTGCGCAAAGTATTGAGCCCGCGCTGCAACTTACGCGCCTCGCGCTCGGCCTCCTTCAGCGATCGCTGCAGGCCTGCTGCTTCCGGCGTCTTGTTCAGCGCCTCGCGCAGGTCCTCGACTTGCTTCTCGGTCTGCTCGAGGTTGCGCTGCGCCTGGGCAGTGGCTCGCTCGGTCTGCTGTAGGGCTTTGCTCAGCCCCTGGGCCTCTTTGGTTTGGTCCAGCGCCTGCCCCAGTTGCTCGGCCTCCTGGCGCAGCGCATCCAATGCTGCGCCAGATTTTTGAGCAGCAGGGGATATCTCGTCCTTGCCACGAAGGATGAACTGAATCAGGCGTTCTTTGATGCTCATCCACATTTCTCCGTGCGAAAAAAAACCCGCCGGGGCGGGTTTCTTCAGAAGGTAGGTATTAGTTCCAGCCGGTGACGCACCCGCTCTGGTCTACATAAATGAATTGCATGTTGCCAGTGCCGCGATAGTAGACCCACTGGTCATCACCGCTCGAACTACGATTGATCTCGCCGGGCGGGCCCCAGGCCTGGGTTGCCTGTTTTGCTGTCATGCCGGCGTACACCTGACGGCGCACAATTGCAGTTCTGATTTCTTGATCGGTACCACCATCGCAAACAGGGCCACCAATGACATCGATTTGCCTGCCGCCCTGTCTCGTGCCGGACGCCGGCTCTTGCACGACAGGCATATCTACCGGCCCGAGCGACATACCCGCACCGCCTTTGCCAACACTGATGGGCTCACCAACCAAGCCACTGGGGCAGGTAGTTTGAGTGAAGGTCACATGCCCCTTTTCGTCTACACACTTGTTCAGCTTTGCAGCGCTGGCGTCAGCAGACGAAATCATGAAGGCAAGCAAAAGAAAACGTCGATCCATGGCAGTCCCTCCCTATCCACGCTCGGGAATCTACCATCACAACGCCAGCACCGAAACCCAGCGCTTGACTGGGCTTCGGGTTTCACAAAGGTCTACGCCACGCTACGCATGCGGCCAGCGACCGCGGATAGGATCTCAGGCAGGTGCTGTTGACCGATAACGAAGTTGTCACCGATTACCGTCGCCAGGCGATCCGGCGTAACCACCATCGCATCGGGCTTGACGGCCTTTACCTCCAGGCCGCCAGTCGCATTGAAGCCGAGCAATAGGCGCGTATTCAGCAACTGCTCCAGGCCGAAGCGCTCGACAGCGGTAAGCTCGGGCGCTTCAGGTGCCGGGTGCTGCAACGGCTGCTGAGCCAGACCCTCCAAGGTACGCTGGAACCAGGCGCACCATCGCTCCCCCGCTTCCGGGACGGCATAATCGCCGGCCCGCAGCGCAGCCTGCGGGGCCAGGTAGTTCATGGCCTGCTTGCCCCGCAGGGTCTGGCAGAGCTCTTGCGGCAACGCGCTGCGGGTAATGCGATCCGAGCTTCGCAGCCCCAGCGCAGAGGCAACATGTGCCGCCGAGAACCACAGGGTGTGCGCATCAGCGAAAGTCCCTACCTTGATTTCAGCCATGAATTCGTCGAGGGCGATCGTGGCTTCGAGGCGCTGCATGATTTCCGCGTGTAGCGACCGCCCGGCCTTTTTGGCGCGCTCCTCCAGATGGTCTCGTATCTCTTGAGGCATGCGGATCGGATAGGGGCTTATGGCGTGGCGGTCATTCATCGCATCAGTCCGGAGGGGAATGCCCGGAGTATGTGGAGTCAGTGCTGGCCGATAACGATCGTGTGGCCGCCCACGGCGGACAGACGTTCGACACGGCCTATTGGATGCTCGACAAGCTGCTCGAAGAGAAGCTTGATCCTCTTCGAGACTTGCTAAGCCAGGTCACCACTCTTGAAAAGCGCGGCGACCAACCCTCCACCACCGCCAAAAGACCCCTCAGCAAACGCTCCCGGCCGCTTGGAATGGACCAGGCAGAATGGGAAGCCCTGCGCCGCGCCGAGATAGACGCGGAGACCGAGGTCGCCGAAACCACCAAGCCAACCGAGTAATCCACAGCCAAGGAGCGGCCATGCTCGAATTTCTCGCGGACCCGCCATGGTGGTTCGTAGCGATCATCACGCTTGCGGTTCCCGAAGCCTTCCGCTGGCTGAAGAAGCAGTTTCCAGCATGGTCGGAACACGCCAGAGGCGCGTTACGACGCCGACTTCGAGCATGGCGGCGCAGGCAATTGCTGACCATCAAGCGACAGCGCTTCGACAGCGTCACCATCAATCGAGCCGTTGTACGCAGCTACGCCTATCTGGTTCTGTTTGTTTCCTGTGCCGTCGTCTATTTCATGGGGCTGCTGCTGGTACCGGAGTCGCTGCGCCAGGACCAAGGCGGAGCTACAGTCTGGGGTATCGCAGCAGGCGCACCGATGATTGCTTTTGAGATGGCATGGCTCGGCACTTCATTGCGAGTGGATGAGCTTCTGAGATCTCGACGTAGGATCAGGGCGCGCGGAGGCAGACTTCGCTAGCCCCGAAACGCCACCCCACCGACCCACCAGGCGGATTTGTGGTGGATTTGCGGCATGCGTTTCGCGAGATGAATGGGCCTGAACATATGTTTGGCATCGATGAGCCAAACGGGACACATTGGTCAGATTCTACGGATTGGTCACTTGTTAAACGAACCTTTTTCGGTACACTGTAGTCCTACTACACAAGCGGAAAGGATTACCGCATGAAGCTTGCCGTACGGTTCTTTCAAACAAGCAGCGGAAACGAACCCGTTCGGGACTGGCTTCGTGAACAGAGTCTTGAGATTCGAAGGCAGGTCGGGACGGATATCAAGACGGTTCAGTTCGGCTGGCCGCTCGGCATGCCGGTAGTGCGCAAGCTGACCGACCAGATATGGGAAGTACGGACCACCTTCTCAGACGGCATCGCAAGGGTGCTGTTCACGACTCTCGACGGCGAGATGATCCTGCTGCACGGCTTCATCAAGAAGTCTCAGGTGACGCCGAAGAGTGACATCGAAGTGGCCAAAAAGCGTAATTCAAAACTCAGGGGTAACAGCTGATGAACAAGCATATCGGGTCCGATTTCGATGACTTCCTCCGAGAGGAAGACATTGCGGAAGAGGTCACGGCTGCTGCGTTGAAGCGTGTAATCGCCTGGCAGTTTGCCGAGATCATGAAATCTCAACAGGTTACAAAAACCGCACTCGCGGAGCGGATGCAAACGAGCCGCACAGTGGTGACACGCGTGCTGGACCGGGACGATGCCGGGCTCACCATTGCCACCCTGGCAAACGCCGCGCGCGCACTCGGCCAGCGTGTAGAGGTACGCCTGGTTCCAGAGCCGGAGCACGCTCACGCTTAGCCCACCACACGACTGACCGTCGTGTAGTGGTTCATATCAAAGCCCCGCTTGCGCGGGGCTTTTTGCTTCGGTCAAGCCGCCTTCTTCACCATGTGCATCTCGCAGAACTTGCTGATGTCGGTCGCTGTTACCAGCGGATCGGCCAGCAGTTCTGCGCTGGCCTCGAGCTTCAGGTATTCGGTGCCGAACACCGGCAGCTCGCTGACCAGGCCGAACTTGACGCGGCGAGGGCGCAGTGCCCAGGGCTCGCCGGATTGGGCGTCGTTGAGGCCCGCGATGTACAGCTCGAGTTCGACCTGGCTGCCGGCAAGCATGTGGATCACGCTGGTGGCCTGCTTGGTGTAGGTCGCCTTGATGCCTTCGTCAGTGATCAAGCCGCTGCCGATGACAATGATGCCGTGCGGCGTGAGCAGGTAGTCGGTACCGGCTGCCAGGGCCTCGTCGGCGGCAGTAACCAATGTAACCGGGGCGCTGAGGTCGGGCAGGTTCTTGAACGGTATCAGTTCGCCTTCGATGCCCTTGCACGTCAGCACTTCCGCAGTAACCTCACCGGCCAATACATCCTTGACCGAAGCGCGGGTGACGCGAGCGAGGTTTACCGCGGTGATGTCATACATGCCGATGGTGGCGGTGACGTCGGTGACCTGCTCGCGCACGTTGCGGTTACCACCGCCGCCCCGGAAGTTACGCAGCGTGGCGCGCTCGGTTTGGAACGCGAGGTTGAAGACATCGCAGTTGCCGATGTCGATCAGGGCATCATTGGACTGATAGGCGCGGGCATAGATGATGCCCTCACCCACGAAGGAGCGATCTTGCTGAGCCATGTGATGGCCTCCAGTTATTTGAATGTTTGCAGGTAGGTGATCTGTAGCGGCATGACGTGGCAGCCCCAGCGTCGCCCCTCGCCGGGTGGCATGGGGGTTTCGGCACTGGCGAAGGCGGCGGACAGGACGCCCTGCTGTGCGAACCCAGCCTTCTGCCCTGCCAGGGCGATCTTGATTCCCAGCCGAGCCGCACGAAGCACCGGGGCGAATTCGCGGCGGCGTGTGACAGCGGTAAGGTTGAGGGTGAGGCGCTCGCGCACGCCGCCGGGACCGACGCGCTCAAGCTCCTCGGTCAGGCCTGGCTGAATGACGATGAAGTCATCCGGCAGGGTGTCATCCTCGCTATCGAGCACGCGTAGGACGCTATCCTCGAACACCAACTGGCCGAACGCCTCGACGTCTGCCAGGCGTGCGATGATCTCCGCGACGATGGCGGATTGCATATCGATAGGCATATCAGGGCACCACGTAGAGGGTGAGCCAGTGGCCATCGTCAACAGCGATGTCGTCGATGTGCCAGGTTTTACCGTCGAGCCGGAACGCGCCCTTGCGGTCGAATGGCTGCAGCAGACCCTTGCGAACGGTGATGGTCACCGTTCGGTCGAGCATGCCGCTGAGGGTATCGAGCCGCTCGACATCGCGATCAAGGATGGCCGCAACCCCCTCAGCCAACACCACGCCAGCAGCGTTGAGGTAGTCGGCGAGGCCATCGTTGAGGCTGGCGGCGATGGCTGTATCCATCGCCGCCAGCGCTTTACCGAAGCCCGACATCGTCAGGCGGTCAGCTTGATCACTGCGCGCGGGCGCGTGCAGATGTGCAGCGGGTTGGACTGGGCTTCGCCCATTACGCCCTTGTCGAACGGCAGGCGCTCCAGCTTCGCGTAGTGCGGCACGCCCAGGGTGTTGACCGTCTCCATGTAGTTGGCCGGGGCGTAGACCGACTTGAAGAGGTCCTCGACACCTTCCGGCACCAGGTAGGCCTCGTCATCACCGACAAACGCGGCGCCGCCTACTTTGCCGCGGTAACGTACCCAGAGCACACCGCCAAAGGTGAAAGCCTGGCGGCGATCACCCAGCAAGCTATCCGCTTTGGTGGACTGCATGTAGACGTCCTTGACGGACTTATCGGCGATCAGCTTGGCCCAGAAGGTCTTGCCGCACAGCGCAACGGCGCCAGTGCCGGTGGCAGTACCCAGAGCATCGTCCTGCATATCCAGCGCCTCGCCAGCTTTGACGCTGACATCGGCGGTGCCGAACTGCATGGCCAGCGTCTGCTGGGTAATGCCGAAGCGCTGGAAGAGGTTCACCAGCGGGGTGGTGCCGTCGGCGTCGACGATCAAGCCCTTGATGCCCCCGATGCGCTGGAACTCGTGGGTGAGCTCCAGTTGCTTGCGAGCTTTCTCGATGCGGGCATTGACCACATCCTGCACGCCCTGCAGCTCGGTACGCGAACCGTAAGCGCGAATGCCCTGGATCTCGTCGGCTGTGATGGTGAACGTCTGCGGCAGGTGCACAGCGTTGAACGGGATCAGCTCACGCTTGCTGGCGATAACTACGTGGCCGGGCGCGCCGCGTGGCGCTGCCGGAACCAGCGCCAGGACGTCGCCGTCCTTCTCGATCTGCTGGGTAACGCTGAGGCTGCCCTCTTCGTTGTACAGGCCCATCGCGGCGATCTGACCCGGTACCGGGTGCTCTTCGTTGATGGTTGCAACCAGGTTCGGGACGCTGAACGCCTCGTCTTCAAAAATGGAAATCTCGGCCATGGTGGGCTCCTAGAAATGAAAAACCCCGCAGCGGCGGGGTTCAGGGTTTCGGGTTGTCAGTTGCGTTCACGGGCGGACCACGATACCGAGGGCGAGCAGGTCGATTTCTCCGGCCGTGTCGAGGCCGGTGAGCAGGCGCTCGATCACTTCGGCGTCACGCACAATGCCCACGCTACGCTGGGCCTCGGTGGACGCCCCTACCGGAGCCCAAAGGATGGCCGTTACGGTTTCGCTACCATCAGCAGGGTCTGCGTCCGGGTCATAGGGTGCGTAGTGTCCGCTGGCAGTCAGCTTGCCCAGCAACTGGCCAGCAGGCAGGTCCGCGGCGGTCGCTGCCAGCGTGATTTCCTTGCGGCTGCGAGTACCGTTGGCCTCCGAAAGGAGGAATTCGCCGGCGTGGACGCCTTCAGTTTTGATGCTCATTTATGCGCTCCTTTCGAGGCGGTTGGTTTACGGCTGGCGTAGATCGCGCCAGGGTCTGCTGCTTTGGTGGATGGGGCGGGTTGGTGATCCGGCGCCGGGGGCTTGTTGTCGATTTCCACCTGGCTGCTATTGGCCACGATTTTCTCGAACAACTGGGCCCGAGCCTGGTCAACGTCGACGCCCGCCTGGATGAGCGCTTCGGCCTCATCGGGCAGCTTGGCCAGTACGCAAAGGTCCCGTACCGCCTTGGCGCGAACCAGATGCTCCTGGACCACAGCGCGGCTCTTGAGGCCGCTGGCCTTGATCAGGATCGAGGCGACATTACCGAGGCCCGCGGCAGCACAATCAGCGGTGAGCTGTGCTGCCAGGGCGGCGGGGTCTGGCTCGTCTTCCGGTGCTGGCTCAGGTTCAGGCGCCGGATCAGGCTCAGGTTCAGCGGGCGGATTGGGCGGGAGCTGATCGGTTACCAACGCCAACGCCTCCGGCGGTGCGTTCTGGTAACGGTTCAGAACTTTGATGTTCCCGAGCGCGGCTTTGACCGTGACACCTGTCAGCACCTCGTCGACAAAGCCCGCCGCTTTGGCCTCACCGGCGGTCATCCAGGTGGTGGCGGCGATCATCGCGCGAAGCTCTTCATCACTGATGGTCAGCGCACGGCGCTGGTAGCAGGTGATGATGAGTTCGAGGGTCTTGTCGAGCAGGTCTGCGTAGGCTCGCAGCTCACTACTTTCAACCCCCGACAACCAGTCGATGTTCGGGTTGTGAATCATGAACAACCCGTTCTCAGCCATGGTGACGCGGTGCGCGCCACACACAGCCACGGTGCCGGCGCTATAACAGGCGCCGACCACTCGGCCCTCACAGCGCTCGCCTAGATCCTTGAGCGCGTTGTGAATGGCGATGCCATCCATCAAGTCACCGCCGATGGTGGCGAAGCTGACGACGACTCGGGAGACGCCGTCATCCAGCTCTTTCAGGTCCCGGACGAATTGCTCCGCAGTGATTCCCCAGTAACCGATTTCACCGTAGACCATGGCCTCAATCACTCGGTTACTGCCCTCACCCGCGGCGCGGACGCTGTACCAGTGTTCGCGCTGTTCCTCGTTGGGCCCGAGATTCTGGATGCGGGGAAAGGGCAGCGCGCGGCCGCCCTGCATGACCAGGGCAAGGCAGAGGCTCGCCCAGTATTTGCCTAGCGATTTCATTCGTCTTCCTCTCTTGGTGCCGGCAGATCCGGGGTGGTGTTGCTGTCATAGGAAAGACCCAGGCGTGCGGCGCGCTCGTTGTCCTGGGCGTTTTCTTCGTCGATCTGTTCGGCGTCGTAGCCAGTGCGCAGAACGTGTTCACTGCGGCTGGCGAGCCCGCCCTTGATTTCCTTGAGCTTGCCGTCCACGTCCTGAACCGGATGAATGTACGGATGGCCCTGCGGTACCCAGCGGGTGCGCAGATACTCGCGGCGCCGGCGGCTGTAATCGGGCAGCGTGATCGAACCCGCCAGCACCGCCGCGTCGAGCCAGGCGATGCGCACAGGGCGGCAGAGCTGGAACACGTAAACGCCGAACTGCAGCTGCTCGATGCGGCGACGGAAGTCGTTCAGCAATACCCGCAGCACGCGGTCACTGATGTCGCCCATGTCACCGGTCAAGAGCTCATAAGGCAGCCCGACACCGGCAGCAGCAGCCTGCAATTGCTGCCGCATAAAGTCGACATAGGTGCTACCGGCGTCTGGCGGATCGGAGAAGGTCACCTCCTCCCCTTCCATCAGTTCCTGCATGGAGCCAGGTTCGAGGCCTACGAGCGGCGCTCCGTCGCTGTCGGCCTTGATCGGCTGGCCAGTAATGGGATCGATAGCAGGCTGCACGCCTTCCGCTGCCTTGCGGGTGATAAAGCCCGCGAACAGGTTGGCCACCTCCTGCCGGAACAGCACTGCGTCGTCGTAGTTATCCAGCGACTTCAGGCGTAGCAGCACCGGAGCCAGGCGCGGGACGCCACGCAGTTGGCCGCCTTCGGTGGGCTCGAAGATGTGCAACACCTGGTCGGCCGGGATTCGGTTCAGGGTGTTGAAGCCGATACCAGCGGTGAACGCGTCACCCGGGTGAGTGCTGTACATCCAGTACGCCACTCGCTGGCCGATGCCGTTGAACTCGATACCTGCGCGGACGATATTGCCGGCGCGCGTCTTGAAGTTCTTGTCGAGCGGCACGTACTCAGGCGCCAGCACCTGCAGCTGCAGTGGCACCGCGTAGCCGTCCTCCGGGCGGCGATAGCGTAGGCGCACGAAACATTCACCGGCCTCTTCGACCATCCGCGCGATGATGGCCTGCTGGCCGTAGAAGTCAGCGAGACCGTCGGCGTCGGATTCGTCCGTCCAGTCTTCCCACAGTTGCCGCAAGGCCGCTCGTACGGTGGCGTCCTGTATCGAGGCGCGAGGCGTAATACCTGTGCCTATGATGTTGCTGACCCGTTTGTCGATCGCGCTGTAGGCGTAGGGGTCGTTCTTTACAGCGGCGCGAGAGCGCTTGCGCAACGCCGGCAATGCGGGCAATGCGATGGCGTTCAGGGCGCCTTCTGGTGCATCCCAGCCCTGGGCACGGCGGCCTGTGCCGGCGCCCTCGTAGCTATTGCGGATGCGTTTGGGTACCGCTCGGATGCGTGTCATCAGATGCCCTTGCCTCGACTGTAAAGCCGCGTGACACGCGGACGGCCACGAGCAGCGGCTTGCTCGGCCGCGGCCTGCTTGGCGTATTGCTCTTCAAGCATTCGCAGACTTGCCAGCTGTGCGCGGTCCAGCTGGCGATCGCCTTTGCGCACGGACTGGCCGTTTTCGAGGATGTCCTTGATCGACGCCCGGACGTCTGCCAGGCGCTGTTGGGCTTCGCTCATGTGTGCCTCTCGGTGCGGTCAGCGCCGCGTCAGGTAGGTGCTGCTGGATCGACGCCGGCCGACCGGCTGAGGCGATGGCCTCGGTGGAGGCGATGGCACTGCTGCCGGCTTGTCGCCGGACTCGGCTGCTTCCGTTTCGTCCTCTACCGGTGTCGCTGGAACGCGCTCGGCGAACAAGCTGCCTTGCGATACCGCTGCGCGCAGCCGGGACCATTCCGCTTCCTTGTTCCGGTGCAAGCCGAGGTAATGGGCCATGGCCAGGTTGTAAACCAGCAGGTCGAGGCCTTCGTTTCGGTCGGCCTTGCCCTTCACCCACTCGATTCGCTTGTGGCCTTTCACGTAGCGGGTGATCTTCCGCTCCGCTACGCATTGGTCGTAGAAGTCATCAGCCAGGTCGATGGAGAAGTGCAGCGCGCCTGGGCCGTCGAGCAGCGGGTAACGGTTGTAGATCCAGTCTTTGGCCGTGTCGGTGCCGATCATCCAGAGCTCGGCGCCCTGCTTCTCGGTTGTTCCTCTCCAGGTCACATCGACCTTGGAGGGCCGCTGCGCGATAACCGGGCGACCGGGCTTGCTCGCACCCTTGATGGCGAACACGTTGCGCCACCGGCGTAGCCGGCAGAACTGGTAAACCTCGTCGGTGTGGTGACCGCCGGAGTCAACTGCTGTCGCACAGATGGCCAACTCGACGCCTGAGCTGTGCCGATACCGCCTCTTCAGCCTTTCATCCAGCGCAGCCCAGGTACGCTCATCGGCCGGGTTGCCTTGGATCACCTGATGGTCAATGACCCAGCGCTCCATGCCTTCACCCCATCCAATGACCAGCAATTCAAGACGGTCACCCTGGGTATCGACTGCGGCGGTCAGGATCAGCGCGCCAGTGGGCACGCTACCGAGGCGATACTCTTCGGCCCGGGCCTTGAGCTCGCTGGCCTTGGTCATCTCCTGCGCCGAGTCCCAGACTTGGGCGAGACGGGTGTTGTAGAACACCTGCATCGGCTCGAGATCGCCACGCGCAGCAGCGAGCTGCGCCTTGGCGTACTGCTTGGCCAGGTCGACCCAGGCGAGCCAGCCGGGCGGCATGTACAGCGCGCTCAGTGTGAAGCTGACCGTTTCACCGTCGCCTTCGGCATGAGCACGCCACTCTCCGTTGGCCAGCATCTGGCCTTTGTGGTGCTCCTCGATCAGCGCGCCGCAATCAGGGTTGCAGCACAGATAGCCGGCCCAGCTGAAGTCGTCGGCCCACTTGAGGTTCGTCCACTCCAGCACCTGGTGTTCGCCGCAGTGCGGGCATGGCACGTAGTAGTGACGCTGGTCGCCCTGCTGAAACAGATCCTCGATCCGGGAGACGCCCTTGATGGTCGGGGAGCTGGAGAAGTAGAACTTGGCGTTGCGGCCGAATGTCGTGCCTCGGGTTTCGGCCAGCTCGATCGGATCGCCTTCGTTGTCGACGTCGACATCCCAGCGGTCGACCTCGTCGCCGTAGATGAAGCGCGCCGACACTTCCGCGAGGTTGGCAGCAGAGCCAGCGGTGGTGGCGAACAGCGTGCCGCCTTCGAATTCCTTGGTGTCCAGTGTGTTGCGCGAATCCCGCGAGCGGGAGCCGGCAACGCGGTCACGCAGCACAGGCGTGGCCTTGATGGTTTTGTCCACTCGGCCGCTGACGCGCTTGGCCAGCCCCAGGCTGGGCAGCAGCATCAGGATGTTGGCCGGGGCCATGTGGATGCAGCCGCCAATCCAGTTGAGGGCGATCTGCGTCTTCATCATCTGCGAGGCGACTTTCGTCACCACGCGCTTGGCTGGGTGACTTGGCGACAGGCAGCGCATCGGCTCGCGCGCATAGGGTGTGCGGTCGGTGCGGTACGGGCCCGGCTCTGCGGCGCCGGTATCACGCGGGATCCGCATGTACTCGTCGGCCCACTCATCAATCCAGAGCTCAGGGTCTGGCTGAAGGCCCCGCAGGTACGCCGAGCGGTACTGCTCGGCACCGTCGGCGTATTGAAGATTCATGGCGTCAGTTCGGGTTCAGGGCCTGATCCAGATCGGCCTGACTCAGGCGGCTGGCGTCATCCAGCACGCGCCGCAGGTGGCCGATCAGCTGTCGTTCCAGTTCCCAGGGGTCGGTTATTGCCGCCAGCTCCGGGCCGATCTGCTTGGGCAGCCCCAGCAGCAGGTCCCGAAGTTGGCGGCCGGTGGCGAATGCAGCATTCTCGACAGCCAGACGCTCGACCAGATCGCCGCTGCTCTTGCGGGCTTCATTCTCGGCAAGCTGGGCGAGGAAGAATTCGCGCTGGGCACGGGCCTTCTGGAAGTCGTAACCGCCTGTCTGCGGCGGCACGGTGATAGGGGCGTCTGGCTCGATGTGCTCGGTTACACCTTTTTGCACTCGGTCGCGCTGGTGCCGCTCCGCTACGCCGGTTTTGCTGGGGTCAGCACTCTCCTGCAGCAGCTGTTCGGTGGCGGCGACATCGACCCGCCCGTCATCGGCAAGGACGAGTCGGCCTTGCTTGCCCAGCTTCGACACGTAGGGCCTGGACCAGCCTTTGCGCGCTGCGAATTCAGACTTGCTCAAGAGCTCCATGGCGGCACCTGTTAACCCACGACACCACAACGGTTAACCCTGTTAACCCTGTTAACTAACTTGCCGGGTCTCCAGCTAACGCGAGAACGCGGCTCGAATTACCCTTGACGCTTCCAGCTCTCCAGGGGCCCCCAGCCTCTTTTTTCGGCCAGAGGCTTCCCCGAGGTTCGGCTCTAAAAAAATAAGATTCTTGTGGATTTACATAACTCGAAACGACCATCACCGGCTGAAGCCCCTTTCTAATTCCGGCGCCGACGCTTGAGGTTCGTGGGTAGCCGTCCGTTCAGCGCATCGGTGATGGCCTTGTCGATGTTGGCTTCGAGCTGTGCATCGTTCTCCGCGGTGCGGCGCACCACGTCATGGAACTTGAAGAGCGTGCGGTACTGCGGCTGCCTGACGAACGCGAGCACCATGGCGAGGTTCTTGCCACGGCGCTCGGCGATGCCGATAGCCGTCCTGCCTCGCCGCATCACAAAGTACGCTTGCGCGTGCCCCTTACGCAGGGAGCGCCGGCTATCGGTGGCGCTGTGATCCGAGCCATCGCGGCGCAACACCTTCAAGCCCGACAGGATCTGCATCATGTGCCCACGCTGGATATTGCCGTAGGCGTCCAGGCGGGCACCTGCACCGGGGACGATGAAGCGCCCAGCCGGCAGGATGCCCGCCTCGCGCAGATACTTCTCGGAACGCCGCGTGATTCGCTCGCCGCCTTCAACCTGAGGCATCAGGTAATCTTCGGCGCTGAACGGGTTCTTGCCGCCCGACTCATCCTTCACCCATATCGCCGCCTCAGGATCAGCCGACGGCCTTGCGTAAAGGATGCGGGTGGAATTCAACGTCCAGGGCGTCGGGTCCTTGAATACCGATTGCATCTCGGCTCGAAGTGCCTGGCGGGCTTGATTGGCCGTGTGGTTCAGCGCATCGGCCAGCGCACGGGGCGCAAGCCCCTTACCGAGCCGGTTGAGTGCAGCCAACGCATCATCCAAGTCGCGGGCGTGGATTGCTCCACGCACTACGCGCCGCCTCGGTTGCTCGGCGCATCACAAACGCCCGCCTTCTTCGCCAGCCACCGCGAGTACAGCCCACTGGCCACGTCAGCGCCAAGGCAAGCAACCACACTACCCAGCGCCGCCGACGTCAGCAGGCTGGAACCCCAAGCCGTGGCCAGCAGCACCGTCGCCAACCCGAACACAGCCGAGGCGCCGAAGCGCAGCAGCACACGCTTGATCAGTTCGCCCACCGCCATGCCGGCCGCATCGGCTCGCCACATCTCGCCGGTCAGTCCAGCGAGCGCCACCAAGATCAGCAACCAGGTGGGAAGATCGGCCAGCGACTGCTGCACCTGCTGTTCGGTCGACATGCGCGGCTCTCCAGACGGCGAATAAAAAAGCCCGCATGGCGCCGGGCAAAGGGCGATGGCGGCGCCATCAGCCAGAAAAGACAAAGCCCCGCACGATGGCGGGGCTTTGAGGGGTGACCGGCAGGGGGACCGGCCGTTGCCTGACACAGCAAGTAAGGCTCGTTTCGGTCATCGCCTTGGCGCTGCTCTGACCTGTTATGCGCTTTGTACCCCTCGAACCCGGAGGCGTAAACAGCGATTTAACGCCAATGGCTCGCCACGGGTTCTACACGGGGTCTGCACGGGCTCGCCACGGGACGACGGCGGATTTCTGAAAGCGATTTTTTACGCGACGTACCTCCCGCCGTGCACCCGCTGCATACGCGCCCGGCGCTCCAGCTCGGCCTGCACCAGCTCATGCAGCCGCTGGACCCGTGCGTCATACGTGCTCGTCGAGCCAATGCGCACCCGCCGCATCTGCTGCGCAACAGTCGGGATCGGGTCCGGCAGGTAGCGCACCATCGCCAACTTCACCAGCTGCGTCTCCAGGCAGTAAGGCGCCCGCCCCTTGTTGCCAGCCAGTCGCCAAGCCCTGGCCAACTTGCGGTCCTCACGCAGGCCGGCCTGCTTGATGCTGCCGATAGCCGCATCCACCTCCTCGGCCACACGATCCACCGCGCCCGCCAGCCCCATCGAGCCGCGGCCAGATGAAGGCACCATCCCGCCGTACTGCATCGCCACCGCCAGCGGTGTCGAACCGCCCTCGCCCGGCGCGCCCAGGCCACGCCGGCAACGCTCCCCCCAGTGCTGCATCAACGCTTCCACAGCCTCGATCATGGCCTCACCTCCCCTGCAAAACGCAACCCAACACAAAAAGCCCAACCCAACACAAACCCAACACAGCCAAAAGCCTTATAAATCAATGCCTTCAAAGCGCCTGTGTTGAGTGTGTTGGGTTTGTTGGGTTTTTCAGCCCTCGCATAGAGAAATTTCACGCCCCCGATCAAAGCGCCGCACAAAAACATTGCGCATGCGCGCGCGCGTGGCCAAACCCAACACACCCCGCACACTGCCCGCAAAGCCCCGCCATTAAAGGCCTCAGCTTGTGTTGGGTTACGAAAACCAACCCGACACAACCCAACACAACCCAACACACATTCACGCGCATTCATGCTGCAGCCGCCTTCAGGTGCTCCCACCTGTCCACGTCCCAGCCAGCCATCCGCGCCTTTCCACGCCACTCCGTCACATGCTGGCCGAGCGCAGCGGCTGCCAGAGATGGGGGCAGGGAAGAGTCCGGGTCACTGGGAAAGAAAAACGCCCCGAAGCGCCGCGTCGCGCCATCCGTCCAGGGGATCGAGCGCGTCTTCTCCACCTCCGCACTGATGAACAGACTGAACTTCGTCTGGCTCATCGCATGCTCACGGTTGCGCTGGCACCACTCCAGAAACATCGCATACAGGTCCGTTGACAGGCACGCTCCCCACAGCCCCTGGCCAAGGTCGCCCGTCTGCCATTGATGCAGGAACGTCTGCCACCCTGCCCGGCTCAACGCCACCAGCCGCTGCCGCGCCTCAGTGCGCGGCGGGCGCGTGCGCTGGTTGAACTCGCCCAGGTCCAGCGACAGCAACCAGCCATACAGCGCCGCCACCCCATTTCCGGCCAACTCCGCGCCGATGGCCTTCTGCCGCGCCTCCGGCAGCGTCTCCTGCGGCCAGATCACCAGCATCCGCCGATCGCTGTCACTGATCGGCCACGGCAGAATCTCGTTCGACAGGAACACCGCATTCATATGGTTGGCTTCCTCCCAACCATTGATGAACTTACTCTCCATCCGCACCGTCTTGCCGGTGATCAGATGCTTGATCTTGCCCACCTGGTTGTAGCGCTGGTCACGGCTCACAACCTCCTCGAACACAGCCCACAGCTTGCGGCTCTGCCACGCGTTGAAGCTCGACTCCAGCTGCGTCTGCCCCACTGTCGCCGCGTAGATGCCGAACAACTGCCCGAACGCATCAGCAAACAACAGGCTCTTGCCCGAGCCCTCCATGATCGAGTGGGCCAGCACCGCCGTGTCCATCTTCGCGCCCATGTGCTGCAACGGGTACGCCAGCCACTTCGTCAGCCAGTCGTGCGCCTCCTCTTCGTGATTGCACAGGAATGAAATCAACCACCGCAGGTTCTCGCACGCCGCATCATCGCGAATCGGCTCCAGCGGCAACCCCTCGAATGTATTGATATAAACAGCCGGGTCCTTCGTCATCGCCGGATCGAACACAATGTGGTCCACATCCACCGTGCGCCGCTCCGCCGAGTTCAGCCACAACGCATAGGCATCGCCCAGCGCCATCTTCACCGCACCCTCCGGGATGCGCCGCTTCTTCTCGCGGTCCCACACATCCTTCGTCCCATCGATGTACACATAACGCTCGATGGGCGTCATCCCCAGCGCCGTGGCCTTCTTGCCCGCCATGCGCCGCGCCTGCTCGATCTCCCGCACCGCATCGGCGCCGATCAGCTTCTTGTCAGCGTCATCCACCCAGGCCTTCGCCAGCGGCTTCGTCACCAGGGCCTCGAAGGCGGTCTTCTTCATCACCGTCTTCTTGTCCTGGTCCCAGACGTGCGTCGTACCCTCCACCAGCGCAAAGCGCCGCAGCACCTGCTCACCCGTCAGCCCCGCCCCCTGCCCCCCGTTTTCGGAGGAGCCGGCCGGCGCGGCGGCTTCGGTTTCGGATGGGGCCGGGGAAGGCTCACCAGCGGCCAGAGCAGCCTCCAGCTGCGCCGCCACGGCCTCGAGCCCGTCGCACGCATGCAAGTCATTCCAGTCCCCGCCCTGCTCGCCCTCAGGCAACAGCGGGAAGGCCGAGATACCGCCCACCTGCCCCGCCGCCGCCTCGGCCTTCGTCCTGCCCGGGTTGCCCGCCACGGTCGGGTCATCATCCCCGGCGATCACCAGCGGCACGTCTGGGCACTGCGCCCGCAGCGCCGCAGCCACCGCCGGCACGTTGCCCGAATCGATCGCCACTGCCACCGGCCAACCCTTGGCCATATGCACACTGGCCGCCGTGGCATAACCCTCCGCCTCGGCAACGACATCGGCGCCGGCCAACTCGCCCAGCACATGAAAGCAACCCGCCTTGCGCCCGTACTTCGGGAACAGCTTCGTCCCCTGCTCGTTGATCGCCTGCAGGCTCCACAGCTTGCCCGCCGCATCGCGCAGCGGCACCGCAATGGTCCCGGCCTTGAACATCAAGAAGCTGATCGAATCCGGCCGCGGATTCGGCAGGTTCGCGAAAAACTCGCGCGTTTCACTGCCCACCCACACATCGCAGCGCTGCCGCGCATCGTCGATGGCCAGCACAACCGTGTAATGAAAAAACCCAACACCAAAAGCCCCCACCTGCTTGCGCTCCAGGTAGGGGCTCACGCCTTGCGGCTTGCAATGCTTCTCCCAGATCAACTGGCACGCGCTCGCAACCGCCTCACGCATCACCGCCAGCCGTGCCTCATCCGCCTCGATCTCCGCCTGGCGCACGGCGCGCCGGGCTTCCGCCTCGGCATTCAACCGCCGCTTCTCCTCGGCCGTCATCGGCTCGCGGCGAGGCGTCCAGCCGTTATCCTTCGCCAGCTTGATCACCGTACCCATGCCGGTCCCGCGCTTGCGGATGCTCTTCCACACGCTGCGCGCATCGGCGGCCTTATAGCCGTCACCGGTCTGGCTCCAGCCATCCCAGGCATCGAAACCCGCCTCGCCGAACTCCGCCTTCACACCCATCGCCACCGCCAACCAGGTGTCGCGGTCGTCGGCGTGGATGAAGGTAAGCAGCTCGGCGAGGTCGATAAGCGTCAGAGGGACTTTCTCAGACATCACCCGCCCCCTTGACCACATGCAACTGCTCGCGCGCGAGCTTGGTGTTGGCGTCCTTGAGCATGTCGAGCACAAACGACGAATCCGCAACACCGAGATCAGCGGCCATCGAGCCACCTACCGAGCCAATGAATGCCGCGTATAGGGGCGCCCGCTTGGCCGGCGTATCCAGCCCATTCGCCAGCGCGATCTCCATAAAGGCACCTCCCAGCTGCTCCCACATCAAGCACCCGAGATCCGTCGCATTCACCTCAGGCACGCCGCACCCCCGCATCCCGTTTATCCAACAAGGTCTGGCAGTCGATGCACGTCCGGCAGCCCGGTGCTGCGTCGCGGCGGGCCTGCGGAATCTCGACGCCGCACTCCTCGCAATGCGTAGCACTCGGCCCGGTCGGCAGCTGCGCGCGGCGCGCCAAGGCCACCTCCAGCAGATACTCGGCCTGCTCGTTGCCGCGGTCGATTACATCAGCCATGGGTCACCTCCCCTTCTGCAACGGCCTCCAGCATTGCCAGCTCCGCGCCGGCCACGATGCCCAGCACCTGGCCGATCACCTGGTTGGCGTGGTAACGCAGCGTCTCCACCTCATGCGGCAACCAGCGGTTATCCGCGGCGCCTTCGTGCAGGCTCTCCACGAACTCCCCCTCAAGGCGCAGCAGCTTGCCCAGCTCCTTCAGCGCCGCGCGCGTGGCCGGTACCGGACGCGGCACATAGGCCACCGCACCGGCCGGGCGCACCAAGGCCGCCAGCAGGCGCGGGTCCCGCGTGGCGGCCACTATCTCCTCCAGGAACTCAGGGTGAATGGGGCGGTTGTTGTTCGGGCTGACGCGCTTGTTCAGCTCGTCCGGGTCCATGCCGATGGTCAGCGCCACCGCATTCTGGCCCCCTGTTGCGTCGCGCGTGGCGCGATACAGCGCCTGGCGGGTGTTCAGCACCGGGCCAGCGCCCGGTAATAGATCCTTGCGGCTCATAGCGTTAATGCCCCCTTAACGCTGTAGCCAACCGCAGGGCTATTGCCCTACAGTTCGCTTACAGCTCGCGACCCTCCCGATACGTGCTGTGTCCTCGGGTCGCGGGTTGAGGCGGTCGGGGTGGTACCCGACTACCGGACCGCAGGAACCAGGGCTGACGCTTTGGTGAGTGAACTGACCTTGGTTCCTGCCTCTACACAAGCCTGCCGCCGTAGCGACAGGCTTTTTTGCTTCTGGGCTGCTTGCCCGTTGCCGGCCCGATGGCGCTGGTGAGGCTCTCGGGCCGGCTCCCGCCGTGATACTTGGTTGTTGCTGTGCTGTGTCCTGTCGGCGGGATATGTTCAGTTACGCCCGACGCTCGTTCTGGCGCCGCTCACGGTGACGCCGGTCAGCTTCACGGCGCTCAGCGCAACACCCATCAACGGGTCGCACTTTTGCTGCATAGAGCTGCTCAAGCTCTTTGCCAACGCAGTACCGAAGCTCAGCGCCGTTCAGAGCACGGAAGACAGTAGGCTGCGTCACGCCAATGGCCTCGGCGATGCTCTGCTGGGTCATACCGGCCGCAAGAAGGGCTTTCATCATTTCAGTGATAGAGGGTGTTTTCATGTCGATGGAATCAATCCGTCTTGGCATTGAATCGGATAATACGCATCGGAATTATGAACCGCAATACGCTTTGCGTAATTCGCAAAGGAATAATTCCGACATGACAATCTCAATCGGCCACATCGCTAGAACCCTCACTGCGAGGCGCGAGGAAATGGGCTGGAGCGAGACAGAGCTGGCCAGACGCGCAGGCATCAACCAATCCACGGTCCACCGCATCCTCAAAGGCGAGTTCCAGAACCCCCAAATCAACTACATCGAACGAATGGCTCGCGCCCTCGGGCTCGATCTCGTTGAAGTGCTGGGGCTGCGAGTAGGTGAGCCACAAGGTGTTTATGCCCTGAACGTGGTTCCGGGGCCGCACCTCCAGAACCCCGTACCGCTGATCTCATGGGTAAGAGCGGGCAATCTATGCGAGGCCATCGACATTCACGAGCCAGGCGTGGCTGATGAGTGGATGGACTGCCCTTTCCCGCATGGCCCTTCAGCATTCTGTCTTGAGCTACGCGGCCTGAGCATGGCCCCTGACTACCGGCCCGGCGAGATTATCCTGGTGGACCCCGACCTATCTGCCATCCACAACGATGATGTGGTCGTCCGCACACCGGACGGCCAGGTCACCTTCAAACGACTACAGATCACCGAGGATGGCACCTACCTGTTGGCCCTCAACCCCGACTTCCCTGATCGAATCCTTCACATGCCTGACGGCACCCAAGTCTGTGGCGTTGTGACCGGCTCATGGATCAAACGCAAGCGGCGCTAGTCAATCTCGCATAAATAATCCCGATACGTATTGACCCGGTAAATTCGCTGACGCATTATTGCCGCGTACCCACTCACCAAGGGAACGCGACAATGGACACAGCACGTCACAACACCACCCGCTGCCCGGTGTTTCTGCACCCGGCAGCCGCAACAAACCCCCGCACCGTCGCGAGCATTCAGCAGGCCACCGGCCAGCTGATCGTGCTCGCCGGCGGCCGCCCGCAGCTCAAGCGCAACACCCTGCCCGCCCTTGATGATTACCAAGGCTTTGGGCCGTTTGACGGAGGTGCGGCATGAACCATCTCCTCATCGGCCTGCACGGCCTCGCTCGCACCGGCAAGGACACAGCTGCCGCCTACCTGACAGCTCAGTTCGCGCTGTACAGCTACGCCTTCGCCGACCCACTCAAGGCCGCCATCGCCCAGCTTTTCAACCTCACCCATGAACACATGGAAGGCACGCTGAAAGAGGCCCTGCTGCCGGGAATCGGCAAGTCGCCTCGGCAACTGATGCAGCTGCTCGGCACCGAATGGGGCCGCCAGCAGGTACACCCTGAGCTCTGGCTGCTGCTGGCCCAGCAGAACATTGGCTACCAGCTGGAAGTCGACCAGAGCCACTACAACGGCGTGGTGATCCGCGACGTGCGCTTCGAGAACGAGGCCAAGTGGATTCGCCGCCAGGGCGGGCATGTGGTGCACATCCTGCGCCCGGATGCACAAGCCGTAGCACTGCATTCCAGTGAAAGCGGCATTGCCATCCACGATAACGACTCCGTCGTGCACAACGAAGGCACCCTGGACGATCTCTATCGCCAGCTCGACCGCATCATGTGCGCCGCCGCATCCGCGCACCGCCATCGGTCGGTAGCCTGAGGCCCGCCGCCATGAACCGCGACCTGACCCAAGCCGCCGCCGTGCTCGGCCTCGGCCCGCGCAAGCTGCGCCGCCAGCTACGCGCGCTGGGCATCCTCGACCACGAGGGCAAGCTCGCCCCGGCCTACCGCGACAAGGGCCACCTGTACGTGGACACCCGCCAGCGCTGGAACGCATCCATCGGTAGCTGGACCAGCTACGGCGTTGTCATGAGTACCGAGCGCGGCATCGAGTGGCTGGCCAAGCAGCTGGGCATCACCATCACCCGGAAGGACGTCGCATGAACACCTGCATTGATGACGCCATCGGCGCGCTCAAACTCGTGCCCCTGCACTTCAGCCACCCCAGCATGATCAGCCGCGCAACCGTCATCGGCGCTGCCTGCGAGGCCCTGGCCCGGCTGGAGGCCATGCCCGCGCGCAGCAACGAACTGCTGGAGGCCTACCGCAAGGTGCGCCAGGTACTGCGCGACGGCGATACCGCCTACGTTACCCCCACCACCTGCCCCGAGCGCCCGTTCGGCGCCGTCGTGGTGGATGCCACCGGCCGCCTTGCCGCGTCCGCCACTGGCAAAACCATCGAAGGCCTCGCCGAGCTCATCCGCCTGCGCCTGCCTGCCCGAAGCACGGCACACACCGCAGAGGGGCGCGGGGAGACAGGAGGACCGCAGGCGTGACCAGCACCTACCAACAACTCCAGCGCCGCTACGACCGGCCCTGCCTGCCGCTCGACGATGTGCGCCGCGAATACCTCCCGCACATCAGCAGCGATGAATACCTGATGGAGGCCATCCGCACCGGCACCATCCGCCTGCGCTACGTGCGCCTGGGCGGCTCCCGGCTCGGCCCGCCCGTCGTTTACCTGCGTGACCTGGCCACCTGGCTGGACGCGCACGACCCGAGCAACACCAAACCAGCCACTGACCCGGTGGCGTAACCACTGCAAAAGGACACAGCACGTCATGAAACCTACCGATACCAGCGAGTTCATCAACAGCCTCAACGCCGGCGTATTCGCCCAGCAAGTGGGTCGCGCCCTGTCCGACGTCGCCGCAGGCGTGGTCGAGCACGGCAAGAAGGGCAAGCTCAGCATCACCTTCGAGCTGAGCCAGATCGGCGAAAGCAACCAGGTGAAGATCAACCACAAGCTGGACTTCACCCAGCCCACCAAGCGCGGCAGCAAGCGCGAGGACACCGCCCTCGACACGCCCATGTACGTCACCGCCAACGGCCTCGAACTGTTCCAGACGGACCCGACCGCGCAGATGTTCACCCGCGAAGAAGCGCCCGTAATCGCCCGCGAAGTTTGAGCCGGCGCCTGACCCAGCAACACCCAAATCACTCACCAAGGAAGCAACGCAATGTCACTGACGAAAGAAACCATCCAGCACATCGAAGCCAACGCTATCGCCGCCCTTGGCGTCATGCCACACCAGCAGGTGCCGACGATTGCCCTGCCGGATGACATGAGCATCCACAACCTCGAGCGCTACGCCGAGTACCGCGCCCGCTTCCGTGGCGCGCTCAACACCCACGCCCTGGCCGACTTCGCCCGCTACGTCGAGGCCCGCGACGGCGACGGCGCCCGCGGCTTCATCGACCAGGACCGCATGTCCTGCAGCATCATTTTCAACCTGGGCAATGACCAGCTGGCCGGCCACGGCGACGACACCGCCACCCTTACCCTCAAGCCTACCGCCGCCTACAAGGCCCTGCTCGGCGTAGCGGGCCAGAAGCTCGACCAGCAGACGCTGGCCGAATTCCTCGAAGACTGGGCGCCCAACATCACCGCCTTCGCTGGCGATGAAAAACTGAACACCGCCCAAGCCATCAACGGCATCCGTAAGATGACCATCAAGGCCACCAGCCAGCGCGACAGCACTGTTGGCGACCTCAGCCACGCCCGCAGCGCCATGGATGAAATCGAGGCCCGGAGCCAGGAAACCCTGCCGACCCGCTTCGAGTTCACCACGGTGCCGTTCGAGGGCCTGCAGCCCGCCACCATCACCCTGCGCCTGTCCGTCATCACCGGCAGCGATGCACCCGTGCTCAAGCTGCGCTGGGTAGCCGAAGAAGCCCAGCGCGAAGAGTTCGCCCGCGAGTTCAAGGGCGTGCTGGAGCAGCAGGTCGGCGGCTTCGTCCCGCTCACCATCGGCACCTTCCAGCTCGGCGCCTAAACCACAACCCGCCGGCCTCACCAGCCGGCGGCACAACCACAGGGGACACAGCACATGAACTTCACCACCTATCAGGCACTCGCTTTCATCGGCGCCGTCGCCGGCATGGCCATCGTATTCGGCCTGGGCTACGCAGAAGGCCGCCGCAAGGCCCGCGAGCACCTCACTCAAGCGCTCGGCAACTACCGCGAGCAGATCGGCCACCTGCGTGAGCGCGCCCATCGCATCCAGCGCGATCTGGATAGCTGCCGCCTCAATGCCGCCCAGGCACTTGAGGGCATGACCGAGGAGCTGGACGCCTGCAAGGCCAAGCTCGCCACCGCCGAAGCCCGCGCCCTTACCGAAGAAGATGCCGCGGACCTGGCCACGATGGCCGCCAAGCTCAGCATTGCCGCCGACCTCTTCGCCAACCTGACCGCTGCCGACCAGGCCCAAACCTGCCGACGCCTCGCCAAGGTCGCCCGCCAGCTGCATGACCGCTACTGGCAGAGCCTTCCAGTGCTGGGGGTGGTGGCATGAACAACGCTACCCATTACGTCATCGACCTCGAAACGCTGGGTAAAGGCCCACGCGCCGCCATCGCCGCCATCGGTTGCGTGGAAATCATCGACGGCGCACTCGCACGCGAGTTCTACGTCCGCGTGGACCTTGCCAGCTCCATGAGCCACGGCTCCGAAGTGGATGCCAGCACCATTCAATGGTGGCTCAAACAGTCAGACGAAGCGCGTGTCGAGGTCAACGGCGTCCTCCCGGCGCAGTCGCTGTGGACTGCCCTGGGGGAACTGATCGTCTTCCTCGGTGGCTATGCCCCTCTCGAAGAAATCCTCGTATGGGGCAACGGCGCCACCTTCGACAACGTCATTCTCAGCAACGCATATGCAGCAGTCGACCTGGCCCGCCCATGGCAATTCTGGAACGACCGCGACCTGCGCACTCTGCTTGCCCTCTACCCTGAGGCCAAGAACCTGCCCTTCGAGGGCATCAAGCATCATGCACTGGATGATGCGAGACATGAGGCGAAGCAGCTCGTTAGAGCCATGCAGCTTCACGGCTCAGCGCAGCAGGCCGAGGAAGAGCAGTCTTGCGATGCCGCCGTGGCCGCAATCGCCTTCACCCTCGACTACCAAACCGAATGCCCGATGGATTTTCTGCGCTGCTGGAACGAAGGCGACTTCGAGGCCATCCGCGAAGAATGGCCTGAGGCACCCGAGGAGGTATTCATCGGCGCCGATCCGCTCTATGCCCCAGTCGCCGCACAGGAGCGCAAAGCATGACCTGGATCCTCACCCGCACCGGCCGACGCTTCGACCTGCTCCAACCCTGCCCGACACAAGTGTTCGTGCTCGACATCGCCCACGCTCTGGCGCACCTGTGTCGCTTCAGCGGCCACACCAGTCACCACTACTCGGTAGCCCAGCACAGCCTGCTGGTCGCCAGCATCGTACCGGCCGAACACCAACTCGCCGCTCTGCTGCACGACGCCACCGAAGCCTACGTCGGCGACATGGTGCGCCCGCTCAAGGCGCTACTGCCGGAGTACAGCGCAATCGAAAACGGCATATGGCTGGCGATCTGCGAGCGCTTCAACCTCGACCCCGAGCTACCGGCCTGCATACACGAAGCGGACATGGTCGCCCTCGCCACCGAACGCCGCGACCTCATGCCCGAGCACGGCGAACGCTGGCCGTGCCTGGAGGGCGTCACGCCAGTGCCGTATCGGCTGCCCGAATGGACCAGTACCCACGCCTGCATCCAGTACCACAGCAAGCTGCTGGACCTGCTGCAAACCAGCCACCGCACCCGCGCCCTCAGCACCTGGGAACGCGTCGATGAACACCACGCCGGCGGCGAAGCGCCGCTGTGCATGTAACGGACCGAGGATCAGCCAAATGAACGCAATCAATCGCACCAACCTGCCCGCCATCGGCGCCCCGTTCGAAGGCGGCTTCTATGCCGGGCTGTTCGCCCTCAACGGCGAAACCTACGGCTTGATCGTCTCGCCCCGCGCCGAAGGTGAGCTGGAGGAATCGCGCTGGGGCAAATACGGCCAGGACCTGAGCGCCGCCAGCAGCTACAACGACGGCATGGCCAACACCCAAGCCATGGCCAACGCCGGCGCCGATCTCAGCCGCTGGATGCTCGCACTGGACATCGCAGGCTTCACCGACTGGTACCTGCCCAGCCGAGATGAGCTGGAACTGCTCTACCGCAACCTAAAACCAACCGAGCAGCGCAACTACTGCTCCTTCCGCGATGGCGACAACCCGAGCAGCATGCCTGCCGGCTACCCCTACACCGAGGAGACCCCCGCCCGCACCACCTGCACCGCGTTTGCAGATGACGGTGAGCAGGCCCTGGCCCCGCGCTGGTACTGGAGCAGCACGCAGTGCCGCCCGTACGGCGCGTGGGTCCAGGGCTTCGGCGATGGCGGCCAGCACGGCGGCCACAAGGGCGGCGAGTACCGCGCGCGCGCCGTCCGCAGATTCAAGGTCACCCCTTGACCACTTCAACCCTTTCCGCCCGCGCGCGCAGCGCGCGGTTGACGCCAATTTCCAAGGACACTGACATGCAGAACATCATCGTTGAAGTGGGCCAAACCCGCATCCAAACGCAGAATGCCACCCTGGCCCGCCAGGTTCTGGAAGCTTCCGCCGGCCTGCAGCCACACCCACTGGCCGAGCTGACCAGCATCACCATCGAGGGCGGCTTCCTGACCCCGCCCGCGATCGGCGAATTCTGGAAGGGCCAGGGCGGCATCTATGCCGGCCTCATGCGCGGGGAAGGCAACCAGCTCGATTATCACCTAGTGGTCGCTGTCGGCGACCAGGTCGAGGTTGAAGAAATCACCTGGGGCGGCGCCGGCCAAGCCGAGCTGCGCGCATGCAGTGACCGGGACGGGCGAGCCAACACACTTGCACTGGTCGAATCCGAGCACAGCCACCCAGCCGCCGAGTGGGCAGCAACTCGTGAGGTCGACGGTCACCGCGACTTCTATCTGCCCGCCCGCCGAGAGCTGCGCCTGTGCTGGGTCAACGTGCCGGAGCTGTTCGTGGATGCCTGGTACTGGAGCAGCACGCAGTCCAGCCCGAGCTACGCGTGGGTCCAGGGCTTCGCCGGTGGCTTCCAGATCACCGACCACAAGGACTTCGAGACCCGCGCGCGCGCCGTCCGCAGAGTCCTCACCACTTCAACCCTTTAACCATTTGACGCCGCGCGCGTAGCGCGCGGTTTCGCGAGTTTTCCAGCATGGCCATTACCCAACACCTGCCGATCTACAAGCTGGCCAGCGACTTGACCAGCCTTGCGGCCGACCTCACCAAGAACATGCCGCGCGACTTCAAGCGGACCTTGGGCGAGAAGGTGCTGATCGAGTGCATCGACATGAGCATCCTGATCTTCCGCGCCAACGTCGCGGCCGGTCAGGAGCGCCTGACCCACATCCAGCAGCTGCTGGAGCGCAACCAGGTCATCGAGCTGATCCTGCGCCTGTGCGTGGATCGTCGCCTCATCAGCACCGGGCAGTACGCGAGGGCAATCGAGCTCACCGACCAGCTCGGCCGGCAGGCAACCGGGTGGAAAAAGCATGCAGCCGCGCCTGCTGCCTGAGCGTCACGGCGCCCAGGCCAGTGCGACTTTGAATCTGGTCGTGCCGCTGGCCTATCCGGCCACCGCCATGCGCACCAGGGGAACCATCCGGCAGCGTCCGGGCAGGCTCCGCGCAGTTTCGCCGCTGAGCAATCGGCAGCGCGACGTAGATAGCACGACTTGGCGCAGTACAGCCCGAACAACGCGTGGGTCCAGGACTTCGACGATGGCAACCAGAACAACGACCACAAGGACAACGAGAACCGCGCGCGCGCCGTCCGCAGCTTCAACCGGCCACACCTCCGGCCATGCTGGCTTTTCTTTCGAGGCCCTCGTGCAAGCCTACTTCGACTGCCGCCGCAGCAAGCGGCGCAGTAACAGTGCGCTGGCCTTCGAGCTCGACATGGAGCGCAACCTCATGCAACTGCATGCCGAACTGAACAGCGGCACCTGGCAGCCAGGCACCTCCATCTGCTTCGTGGTCACCCACCCGAAACCTCGGGAAGTATGGGCCGCGGACTTCCGCGACCGCATCGTTCACCACCTGCTCTACAACCACATCGGCGCCCGCATCGAGCGAACCTTCATCGCCGACTCCTGCGCCTGCATCAAAGGCCGCGGCACCCTGTACGCCGCCAAGCGCCTCGAACACAAGGTGCGCAGCATTACCCGCAACTGGAAGCGCCCAGCCCATTACCTCAAGTGCGACCTGGCGAACTTCTTTGTCAGCATCGACAAACACGTTCTTGCCCAACAGCTCACCGCGCGCATTCCAGAGTCAAACTGGCAGCGCCTCGCCCTGCAGATTCTCTGGCACGACCCGAGGGAGAACTACCAGCTGCGCAGCGCCCCGCGCCTGCTCAATCGGGTACCACAGCACAAGCGCCTGACGGCCCAACCCGCCCACCTGGGGCTGCCGATCGGCAACCTCAGCAGCCAGTTCTTCGCCAACGTCTACCTCGACGCCCTGGACCAGTTCGTAAAGCACCAGCTGCGCGCCAAGCATTACATCCGCTACGTCGACGACTTCGTGCTGCTGCACCAGAGCCCGCAGCAACTCAACGCCTGGCACGACCAGATCGAGGCCTTCCTTGCCGATCACCTGCATGCCCGGCTCAACCCCAGCAAGACAATCCGCCAGCCGATCGCCCGCGGCGTCGATTTCGTCGGCCAGGTCATCCTCCCGCACCGCCGCGTCACCCGCCGCAAGACGGCCGCACACGCCATCAAGCGCGTCGCCACCGTGCCGGCTGCGGGCCTGTGCGAAACCGCGAACAGCTACTTCGGCCTGCTCAGCCAAGCCACCCACAGCCATACCGACCGTAAACGCCTGGCCAAGGCCGTGCTGCTGCGTGGCAGCACTGTCAATGCCGGGCTCAGCAAAACCTACCGCCGCGGATGAAATAGCGGCACAGCTACAAACAACGTCGGCCACCAACCGACGCTCACCAGAGGACACAGCACATGCTTCAACCAACAAAGCCCCTTCGCCGCCCACCCAGCCGCAGCCGTGTGCCGGGCATCTTGCGCATGAGCGAGATGACCGGCATGTGCGACATCTGCAATCGCCACCGCTCGCAGGGCAATCACACCCCCTGCTCCGCCCAACGCCAGGCCAAGTACCGGCACCTGTGGGAGGCGCAGCAGTGACTATTACAGCCCCCGTCATCCGCTACCACGGCGGCAAGTTCCGCCTAGCGCCCTGGGTCATCGAGCACTTCCCGCCCCACCAGGTCTACATCGAACCATTCGGCGGCGCAGCCGGCGTACTGATCCAGAAGCCCCGCAGCCACGGCGAGGTGTACAACGACCTGGACGGCGATATCGTCAACCTGTTTCGCGTACTGCAGGACGTAACCAGCCGCGTCGAACTGACTGAGAAACTGGTGCTCACGCCCTATGCCCGGGCCGAGTTCGAGCTGGCGTGGATCTACACCGACGAATCAATCGAACGCGCCCGCCGCACCATCATCAGGGCACAGATGGGCTTCGGCAGTGCCGGAGCAAGCAAGGGCACTACGGGCTTTCGTATCGACTGCTATCGCCAGTACGGCACCGCTCAGCAGCTATGGGCACGCTACCCGGAACAACTGGCAGCGATCGGCAAGCGCCTCGCCGGCGTGCTGATTGAGAACCGGCCGGGTATCGACATCATGCTCGCCCACGATTCGGCCCAAGCACTGCACTACGTCGACCCGCCTTACATGCACGACACCAGAGTGCGCGGAGCGCAGAAGGGTCGCTACTACCGGCACGAGCTGGATGATGAACAGCACGCCGAGCTGCCGGCCACCCTCAACACTCTGCAGGGCATGGTCGTGCTCAGCGGTTACCCCAGCCAGCTATACGCCGAGGCACTTGAAGGCTGGACGATGAACTCGACCCAAGCGCGCATCAGCGCCGGCCGGGGCGGAGATACCCGCACCGAATGCCTATGGATCAACCCCGCCTGCATGGCTGCGCTGCAGCAGCGCGGGCTGCCTTTGGAGGGGGCGGCATGAAGAACTCACTACCAAACCCGCCCCTTTTGGCCACCCGCATCAGCGCAACAGTCAGCACCGGATTCACAGCCACCACAGCGGACGGAAAGCAGGCACGCCTGGCGATTGTGGACGAAGACGGCAACGTGATCGAGGTCGGCGACAACGTCGCCTGGGCGGCCTGGCGGGTCTGCGTCGAAGTGCAGGAGAACTTCTGGCAAGGCCAAGGGCACTTGATCGTGCACACCGGCCCACCAACGGAACAGCAGGCGATCGAGAAAGCCGCCTGATCAACCCACGCGGTCGGTGCGCGATACCCACGCGCCCGACCGCCGATTCACTTCCAGCATCACCCGCTGCCCCGTCCGCGACACAAGCATCATCGCAATGGTTTTGCTCTTCACATCGGGCACCACGCCCCGCGCATACACCACTATCCTGCTGAACGTATCGAGCACCAACTGCCGCAGCTGCTCGCGGGCCGGGCTGTAAATGTCCTGCGCCTCATCAGCCAGGCGCTGCCACTGCTCGGCGGCGGCCGGCGTATGGCCTCGCCCCTGCATCGCTTCTTCCAGCTCCAGCTTCGCGGCCTCGGCCTGCAGCTGTAGCAGCTCCGCCTCCAGCTCCCGCGCCTTTCTCACGAAGGCCAGCGGCGCAGCCGCCCCATCATCTGCCAACAAGGCGTCCGTCACGCGCGACAGTTGTCGCTCGACCTCGGCCTGCTTGTTGCGGCAGACCTGCAGGCGTCGCCGTACGCCCTGGCCATCATCCACAGCTTCCATCAGCCGGGTCAGATTCATCTGGTCCGAACAGTACGACAGCAACGCCTTCTCCACCGGCACCACGCTACAACTGGAAGCCTTGCAACCCGCCCCCGAACTGTACGAAGTGCAATGCAGCCGTCGATGGCCATCGAGCAAGGTGCCGTCTTCACGGGCGCGACTAACCATGTTCTGCGCCGTCAATGCAGTGCCGCAGTAGCCGCACCAGGTTATGCCGATACCGGTAACCAGCCCGACGATATCGCTAGCGCCGCGCCGGCCATGCCGGGTGCTCGTTGCGCCCTGCAGTTCAATGAACTCTTCGTCGCTGAGCAATCTCGGATAGTAGTCTTCGAGCAGGTAATCCTCACCATCGATGCTGATGCGCTTGGCACCACGCAACGCCGGCAGCTTCACCAGGCGATAGATCTGGTGCCCCGCCACGCCGCGATCACTCAAGGCTAAACCTCGCTCGGCCATCTTGCGTACGGCGCGCGTGGCGCCATCGCCCTGCCTGTACAACTCAAGCGCGTAACGCACGGCCTCGACGCGCTCGGGGATCAGCTGCCACGCCTCACCATCCCACCGCAGCCACTGTGGATCTTTCCCGTTGCGAATCAGCCCGCGATAGGTGCCTGCTTTCCAACCTTCGCACTGGCGGCGAATCGCAGCCTTCACCCGCTTGCTCTTGGTGTCCGATTCCTCGTGTGCACGGATCATCACCAGCAGGGAATAGACCAGGTCCATCGGCTGCGCCTTGAGCCCGGCGCGGTTGTACTCCCGGCCGTCACTCGCGGTCACCACCGTGATGCCTGCGTTGATGATCTGAGCCAGCTGCGCCTGCGCCTGGATCGGCTCGGCCCGGCTAAGCCGGTCCAGCCCCTCGACTATCAGCACCGACCCATCGGGAATGCGGCCCTCATCGACTGCCAGCAGGAACGCACCGAGCGCGCCCTGCTTGACGTGCTGCTGGTGATAAGCGGACAACCCCTCATCCCGGAGCGACAGCGACTCGTCCAGCACCAGCCCCCGATCGGCAGCCCACTTCTGCGCATACTGCAA